CTCGGTCATCGCGTCCAATCGAAGTATTGGGAGCGGTCGATCTCCCATACCTAGAAGAGGACAAGTTTTGAACCCGCATCGTCAGGCCTTCATTCAGGGGATAGACGAGCGCTACCCTGACGACAAGACGACGATGTCTATGTCGGAGTGGGTCGTAGCCAACACCCGCCTGAAAGGCAAGCCCTTCAGCTTCAAGGGATACGAGTTCCAGCGTCAGATCGTAGACGACATGCACCCGGACCTGTGGTGCATTAAGCTGTCGCAGATCGGCTTGACCGAGACCCAGATGAGGAAGTTCTTCGGCTTCCTTAAGCGTAACGTGGGCACATCAGGGATCTTTTCCTTGCCCGACTTGGGCATGCGCGACAAGGTCTCTCAGACCCGCATGAAGACACTGATCGAGAACGAGCCCATCTTCAACGGCCCGCTCGTCTCGAAGCCCGTGCGCCAGAAGGCGATCTATCAGATCGACGAGAGCTTCGGCTACATCACCGGCACCACCGAGGGCGAGGCGACCTCGATCAACGCCGACATCCTGATGGAGGACGAGGTCGATCTCGCCGACCAGGAGATCCGCTCGCTCTTCCAGTCGCGCCTTCAGGGCTCGGTCCACCGGATCACCCAGCGCTTCTCGACCCCGACCTACCTCGGCTTCGGCATCGACGCCGGCTACGCGGCCTCGGACCAGCACGAGTACCAGATCCGCTGCCCGTGCGGCCACTGGCAGACCCCGGTCTTCCACCGCCGCTTCATGTGCCTGCCAGGCCTGGTCGGCGACGAGGAGGACGTGGACGCGCTGGCCAAGATCGACGACGAGCGCCTCGACGCCATCGACTTCTCGAACGCCTACGTGCGCTGCGAGAAGTGCTCGAAGCCGCTCGACCTGGAGAACGGGCAGCGGGAGTGGGTCGTCAAGCACGCCTCGCGCCGCTCGCGCGGCTATCGCGTCCGGCCGTTCAGCCTGAACACGATCACCATCCCCTACATCTTCGACCAGCTGCGCCAGTACCGCCGCAAGGACAACCTGCGGCGCTGGTACAACACGGTGATCGGCGAGGCCTTCAACGACGGCGACGCGCGCATCAGCGAGGAGGATCTGCAGGCGGTCATGAGCCCCCGGCAGGTCGAGCAGGGCGAGCTGTATCGCGGCGACCTGTTCCTCGGCTGCGACGTCGGCCAGACCTGCCACGTCGTGATCGGCCGCGCGGACGCGATCCTGGAGTTCCACCAGGTCCAGCAGGCCGACATCGTCGCCTTCATCAAAGCGCGCGTGGAGCAGTACGGCATCGTGCGCGGCGCGATCGACTACTACCCCTACACCCCGACCGCCGAGGCCGTGCGCGACGCGACTGGCGGTGTGGTCATGCCGATGGCCTATTCGACGTCACCCAAGGGACCGACCATCAAAGAGACCAAGAACGAGTTCGATGTCGTGACGCACTACACGATCAATCGGACCCAGGCGCTCGACCTCGTTGCCAAGCATTGTCGTAATCGGACCTGGCAGCTGGCGGGATACTCGCACTATGCCGGGATCGTGAAGACCCACCTCCGTGACATGATCCGTATCGAAGAGCCCGACATGGCTCCGATGTGGAACAAGATCAATGGTGATGACCACTTCTTCCACGCATGTGCTCTTCATCAGACAGCAGTTCGACTTCAAGCCGGCGTTGAGTTCAGTACAGATCAGCGTCAGACCGTGACCATCATGGGCGGGGGAAGGTTGTTCTTGCCTACCGGCAAGGCTATGTTCCCCGGCGCAGACCAAGCTGGAGTTCTAGGCTAGTGGCCGAAAGTCTCACCTCGAAGCTACTCGCCATCACGCCCTTCAAGAAGAAGGCGCGAGCGGGGGGCACGGCGATCACGCCGACCTTCAATCCGCAGAACCCGGACCAGGTTCTGACGCTCCCGCAGTACCGGGACCACCAGGACGACATTTTCCAGGATCGGCTGGCCGACAACAGCCAGACCCTGATGCGGAAGATGTTCATCTCGGATCCCGACGTCTCGGGCACCGTGAACGGCTACCTCACCCTGGCCGACACCCAGTTCATCGTCTACGCCGAGGACATCGACGGCGAAGTGGACGAGGAGAAGAGCCGCGAGCTGCAGCAGCTCGTGACCAAGCTCTCGTTCCAGACCGACTACACTCAGGGCTTCCAGCTGCGCCAGGTCTTCTACCAGCAGATCCAGGATCTGCGGTACATGCTCCTGCTGCGCGGCGCGATCGGCGGCGAGCTGGTCTTCGACAAGGGCGGCCTCCCGGACTACCTCCGGAACGTGGACATGGCCGGCATCCGTTGGCTGGAGAAGCAGGCCGGCGTCTACAAGCCCGGCCAGGTCGTGCCCGGCGTCTCGGACCCCGTGCCGATCGACACCCCGGCCTTCTTCGTCGCCTTCTACCGCCGCGACCCGACCCAGGCCTACACCACCTCCCCGTTCGTCGCCGTCATCAACACCGTGGCGGCCCGGCAGCAGGTCATCAACGACCTCTACCGGATCATGCGCGCGACCGGCTACCCGCGCATGGAGATCAAGGTCATCGAGGAGGTGCTCCTCAAGAATTTGCCCGCCAACCTCAAGATGGCCGGGCAGGAGCAGAACAAGCAGAACTGGCTCAACGACCGTTACGCCGAGATCCAGGGCGCGTTCGACGGGATCACCGCCGACCAATCACTGGTCCACTCGGACGCGATCGAGATGAAGATCTTGAACGAGAAGGCACCCGGCCTCTCGCTCAACATCGAGCCCATCATCAACGTCCTGAACGCGCAGAACCAGGCCGCCCTGAAGACGATGTCGACCCTGCTCGGCCGCGGGTCGGCCGGCGTCAACACCGGCTCCGTGGAAGCGCGCCTGGCCGCGCTCTATGCCGACCAGCTGAATGAGCCGATCGCCGACCTCCTGTCCCGGATGTTCACCTTCGTGCTGCACCAGTCCGGCTATGCCGGCTTCGCCCGTGTCGAGTTCGATCCGGCCGAGCTGCGCCCGTGGACGGAGCTGGAGCCCCAGCTCACCCTCCGCTCGCAGCGCCTGCGTCAGGATTTGTCGGACGGGCTCATCACCGACGTCGAGTACCACCTCTGGGTCCACAAGCGGCTTCCGCCGCCCGGCTCCCCGAAGCTGTCCGGCACCGGCTTCCTGTCGGTGGTCGAGGGTGAGGGCGACGCCGAGGGCGGCGGCACCACGCCCGAGGACGTCAGCCCGAAGACCGACAGCGTCGGCCGCGCATCGAGCCCGGCCCGGACCCGCGCCACCGCGACCAACCGCCGGCAGACCCGCCGGCTGGCCGCCATGAACCTGACCGGCCAGGCACTTCAACTGGCCCAGCAACACGCCGCACATTCCTAAGAATTAGGAATGTGAGTTGGATTTGTGTTGATGCAAAGGTCAGACCCTACTATTTGCGACGATGAACTGGCTGGACTTTCCTGATGAAGCAGATCGAACTTGACGACGCGCTTCGGGCCAAGCTCACAGAGCGTGCACCCGATGTTGACCCCGCGAAGATCGCGGTGTTTCGCGCGTCTGCGTTGTCGACTGCCCCCATCCGGAAGCGTCATCCGCTCTATAACGGCGCCGTCGTCACCGAAGCTCTTCTGACGGAGATGCGCGACGAACTGCACAAGGAAAGTCGCCCCCTCCAGATCATGCACGGCTCGTCTGATGGAGACCAGCTCCCCATCGGCCGTGTCTTCGACGCCGAACTGTCCCAGGGCACCGGCCCGAACGGCACCACCGAGCTGCGCACTCTCTTCTGGATCGACACCGAGCACCTGGAGCTGGTCAACAAGGTCAACTCCGGGACCATCGACCAGGTCTCGGTCGCCTTCCTCGCGAAGTCGATCAAGTCCAGCAAGACCGGCTTCGATTTCCTCGGCCCGAAGGCGACGTTCGAGAACACCTACCTCGGCGTCGACGACCAGGGGAACAAGATGGGCGTCGATGGCGCCCACGCGATCCTCGACGGCCTCGACGGCTGGTACGAGATGAGCCTCGTGGGGCAGGGCGGCGCGCTCGGCGCGAAGATCCTGTCTGGCGGCCAGCTCCATCTCTCGGCCTCGAACCAGGACGTGAGCCCTCTCGTCCTTCAGCTTTCCTCGGGCGCCGAGCCCACCCCGCCCTCGCCCACGCCCGAACCCCAGAAGGATCTCTTCGACATGGACGCCAAGGAATTTGCGGCCCTCATCGCCGAAAACGCCACGAAGCTCGCGAACGCCGAGGCCGCGAAGACCGCCGCCGAGACCCGCGCCACCACCGCCGAGGCCCGCGTCACCGAGCTGACGACCGAGGTCACCGCGCTCAAGAGCACGGACGACGCGAAGAAGGTCACCGAGCTGACCGCCCAGGTCACCGAGCTGACCACGAAGCTCACCGCCGCCGAGGCCCTGCCGGGCACCCTGCTCGCGCCGCTCTTCGCCATGTCCGGCCAGGTCACCGCCCAGCTCGACAGCGATCCGACCAAGGCCCAGGCCCAGGTCACCGCCCTCGGCGACAGCCTCAAGGCGCTCGGCGGCCGGCTGGCCGGCGGCATCGCCCCGGTCACCCTCGCCAGCGGCGCGCCGCGCGGCAATTCCGCCTTCAAGCGCTCGGCCTAATCGCCGGCCTGAACCCCACCACTCGTCTTTCTGGAGACCAGGCCCATGAGCGCCACGTTCCACACCAAGGTCCACGTCCACACCATCAAGAACGAGATGGAAAACCGGACGATGGCCTTCGCCAACCCGGAGAACCTGACCAAGGACCAGCTCGAAGGTCGCCTGGTCGAGCCGGATGCCGGCGTGCCTTGCGGTATGAAGCTGCTCACCGACGGCGCCCCGCTCGGCCGCCGCCATGCGCGCCTGGAGATCTTCGAGAAGCGCGGCCCCGGCAACGGCGGCGTGATCACTGCCCAGTTCTCCTATTCCGAGCTGGTGCCGGTCAAGGATGGCGACCCGCTCGCCCAGGGTGACACCCCGGTCGGCGCCGGCGCCGGTGAGGTGAAGCGCGGAGTGGCCGATCCGGCCGCTCCGTGGGTCGCCGAGATCATCACCAAGAACGGCAAGAAGTACGCTTCCATCGTCGCGATCTAATCGCGACGACCCCTTCAACGGTACGTCGTTCCGTACCATCAGCAAATCCCCGAGGAGTACGGGACTATGGATCTTCTGCCCCTGAACCAGCTCGTTGCAGCCCGCGCCGCCCCGGCGGTCGTGCTCGCCGGTCTGCTCGACAAGGACAACCCGGACGAAAGCGCCAAGGCCGGCTCGCGCCTGGTCCATAAGGCCAAGTCCTATGGCCTGGAGATGCGCGACTACCTGCGTCTCGCGATCGACCCCTCGCTGGCCGACGACCGCGCGCAGTACGAGGGCCTGAACGGCTACGAGAGCGCGCTGAAGCTGCTCAACCTCCCGGTCGGCAACGACCTGGACAGCGGCGTCGTGCTCGACCTCGCGTCGGACACCTTCTCCTACAACCCCGGCACGCGCGCCCTCTTCCCCGAGGTCGTGGATGACGTGGTTCGCTCGACCTCGCGCCAGGTCGACTACGAGAACCTCGAAAGCCTGATCGCGTCCTCGCGCACGATCAACGGCGTCGAGATGATCTCGACGGTCATCAACGACGAGAACCCCGAGGACTACAAGGTCTTCGGCCCGGTCTCCGAGTACGGCCGGTTCCGCATCGGGTCGATCAAGACGTCCGAGACCCGCGTCAAGATGTGGAAGATCGGTGGTGGCTACCGGACCTCTTACGAGTTCCAGCGCCGCTCCCGCCTCGACCTGCTCACCCCCTACGCAGCCCGCATGACCCGCGAGCTGAACCTGTCGAAGGTGGGCCTGGTCACCGACCTCCTCATCAACGGCGACACGGTCAACACCCCGGCCAACGTCGTCTACCAGTACGGCTTCGACGACACGGCCGATGGCCGCTTCGGCATCTCCAAGGCCGGCCGGATCTCCTACAAGCACCTCCTCGCCTGGCTCGTCCAGCGGGCGCGTGCCGGCGTGCCGATCGACACCGTGGTCGGCAACTGGGATGCCTACCTCGACTGGCTGTTCCTCTTCGCGGTCCCGACCGCGGACAGCAAGACCCGCACCGACGCCGAGAACCTGGCGGCCACCGGCTTCCGCATCGGCGGCGTGCCGATCCTGAACGGCCAGGTGAACTTCGTCCTCTCGACGACGATGCCGTCGGGGCAGCTGCTCGGCTACCGCCGGGCCGAGACGGTCGAGGCGCTGACGGAGGCGGGCTCGCTCATCAACGAGAGCGAGCGCGCGATCCAGACGCAGTCGATCACCTACGTGAAGTCGGAAGTCACCGGCTTCCGCCTGGTCTTCGGCGACACCCGCGAGATCTACGACTACGGCACCCCCAAGCCGTAATCTGAAGGTCAGCAACAGGCCCCCGGAATAGTCCGGGGGCCAAGTCGCAGGAGATCGACACCATGAAACTTCTCGTCGAGACGACGGGGGACTTCCAGCTGGTCCACAGCGAACTGCACGAGCAGGTCCGGGCCCAGGGCTTCTCCGTGATCCACAGCTCGCAGTGGGCGAACTCCCGCGTGAGCATCGGCCAGCTTCTCACCAAGGCGCAGCTGAACGACGAGGCGACGGATGCTGAGTGGCTGGAGACGCTTGAGCAGAGCGATTTCGACACCGAGCTGGCTGTGGCCAGCTTTGTCGATCGCTTCCCCGCCGACCGCGCCAGCGCCACCAAGGCCGAGCCGCCGCCCAAGCCCCAGACCAGCGAGCAGCTCAAGCACAACGCCCCCAAGCCGGCACCGGCTAAGGGCGGCCCCGCAAAGGCGTAACAGGATCGACCGGTGGACATCGTATCTTCAGCCCCCGTGACGCTTTGGGCCGACTTCGAGGCGTCGCAGGGTCTGCTGATCCCCGAAGCCGGCTCGGTCTACTACTCCCTCTACGACGCGACGGGCGCTGTGCTCGTCCTGAAGGGGGACTTGACCCCGGAGGCGGAAGCCACCGGGGTCTCCATTTCCATCGACGCCATCCACAACATGCTCGCGCCGACCCGCTCGTTCGAGCGCCGGCTGCTGACGCTGCACTGGATCGCGCAGGGCCGCTCCTACTCCCGCCGGCTCGGCTACCGCATCGTCCAGATGCCGCTTCATTCCGTCGTCCCGGACCAGGTCCGCGAGTATCTCGCGCTGGGCGAGGACGAGCTGCCGAACGAGGCCATCGACCTTTTCAGCGCCCAGATCCAACTGGAGGAGCTGGTCGGCAAGGAGGCCTTCACCTCGGCCATCACGTCCGGCACCATGCTGGAGCTGCGCGCCGAGCGCGCCCTCATTCTCACCGCCGCCAGCGCGCTCTTCCCGTCGCTCCGCTACCGGATCGCCCAGTCGAAGTCCGACGGCACCGCGAAGTTCGAGCGCCTGAAGGATCCGGCCGCCTTCGGCGAGCTGGTCGCGGCCACGGCCGGCGAGCTGGCCACCAACCTGATCGCCCTGCTGGGCCCGAACGCGCCAACCAACGTGGTCACGCCGTTCCTGCTCCAGCTCAGCACGATCACCACCGATCCGATCACCGGGAGCGCGCCGGTCGCCGCGGGGGTCTAACATGACAGGTGTCCTGCTGGCCCGGACCCGCGTCGAGCCCGAGACGCGGTTCCGGAAGGTCGATCGGCCGACCGAGTTCTTCGGCTCGCTCTTCCCGATCAACCCGACCGCGCTCCCGACCTCCGTCTTCATCAAGCCCCGGCTCGGCCTCCGTGTCCGGCCCGGCGCGCTGGTCGCCGCCCGCGACACCTTCCGCGATCCGCTCGATCGCGTACTGCTGGCCGGCAACTGGGATCTGCCGCTCTCGGCCGGCATCGGCTGGTCGCGCTGCCACGTCCTGTTCCAGCTGGAGAACCTGGTCTCCTGGCAGCGGCGCGAGACCAAGCTCGACCCGGTCACCCGGCAGCAGATCTCGGACGGCGCCCCCGTCGAGCTGGGGCCGATCTGGGCCAGCGTGGAGAGCTACACGCGCGGCGATGAGGATCCCGGCCTGCGCATCCCCACCGACCGGCTGCGGCTGATCACTGGGGCGCCGATCCGGCTGAACGACATCATCGACGGCAAGACCGTGAAGCGGCTCAACCACACCCTCGGGGTCTCGATCGCCGAGTTCGAGTGATGGCGGACCTGGCCCTCAAGTTCCGGGTCGGCGGCTCCGCGGCGGGCACCGCCGCCAGTGTGCCGGGCTTCGTCGGCAACCGCGCGGCGAAGATCCTGGCCCAGGCCGCTGAGAAGAAGGGGCTCGACCGGGTCATCCAGGCGATCCAGGCCCACGAGGGCCAGATCGTCGCCGACATCGCGGCCGACGCCGCCAAGTTCGGGGTCTCGGCCGCCAAGGTCTTCACCCGGATCCAGTCCCCGGCCACCGGCGCCGTCTCGATCTCGCTCGACGACGTCCACCGGGGCGCGGGCGTGTCCTCGACCGACAGCCTGTCGAAGCGCCTGCAGGGGAAGACGACAACCCAGTGGCAGGCGCTGACCCGCGCCACCATCGCGAACAAGCAGCGCCGGATGCGCCGTGCCCGCCGCGGCGGCGCGCGGGGCTCGGCCGGGAGCGCCAACACCTTCTTCGTGGACACGGGCGCCCTGCGGGACGTCCTGAACCAGTACCTCGGGCCGGCGCTCGTGATGATGCTCGACCCGAAGATCGTCGTGAAGCGCGGACCCCGGAAGGTGACGGCGACCATATCCGTTATGGCGCAGGCGTCCGGCCGGGAGAAGGCGGGCGTCACTGGGGCCAGCTTCCCCGGCGTGTCGGCGCCCGGCGTCCTGTCCCGGAACGAGAGCCTGTTCGTCCGCTACCTGAAGCGGGCCGGCGCGCGGGATGACCCGAAGCACCCACTCGCCTACAAGCTGGAGAACCCGCGCGGCGCGCACCGGCCGTTCCTTCAGAACACCCTGGCTTTCTGGATCAGCGTCAGGCTACCTGCTGTCCTGGAGAAGTCGCTCAAGTCAGCGCTCTCCCGTCGTCTGAAGAAGGTCCAGTAATGTACGCGCTCGCCCGCAAGTCCACTGTCCGCATGATCGTCGACATGATCGAAGACTTCGATCGTGCCTCGTATTACGACTGGGATGCACACGCCGAGGGGGCCGATCTCCCGAAGACGGACCTGATCGGACTGAGCGGCTTCGCCTGCTCGCTGGTCAATCCGTTCCATGACCTGACCTTCTCGGTCGCGATCATGGTCCATGACGATCCGAACCTCGGCCGCCTGGTTGACTACACCGATCGCTTCTACAATCGGCTGCTGGCTCACCAGCGCTACCCTGTCTATATGCCCGACGGCACGAAGGACAGCCACGAGATCATCTGCTTTGACGGCACGCAAGCCTCACCCATGAGCCGGGTAGACTTCCGTCCGACGATGGAGATCACAGTATCCGCCCGCCTGACGAAGGTGGGGGAATGGCAGGACTAATCGATGATTTCGACGCCTGCCTTGAAGAGGGTGTGGAGTGCCTTGCGCACGTCCTCGCTCTCCACCGCCAGGGCGGTCTCCAGTAGGATGACGATCTCCTTGGTGAGACTGCGCCCGTTCACACGGGCGCGCTCTCGAATAACCGCTTCGAGCGACGGCTTCATCAGAACCGTCATCGGCTTTTCACCGGCAAGTGTGGCCACAGCTTTCCTCATTCCTAATAATTAGGAAACCTGTTTGGACACCTACAGCGGCAGCACGTATATAGCAACCGAGATGCTGCCGCCCTGAAGTGGAGACTTGTTATGCAGCCCGGAACCGCCAAGACCACCAAGTTCAACTTCTCGACGGCAACCATCTGTCTCGCTCCGATGGCGCAGCAGAAGGCCATCGACCCGATCGCGCACTCGCTCGGCCTGGTCAAGAACGTCCGTGTCGAGAGCACGCCCTCGAAGGTGGACCTGACCCAGGGCATCACCAACGACGTCGTGGACACGACCGTCAACGGAATGGCCATCACCGCAGCCGGCGAGGTCTACGAATACACGGCGAAGAACTTCGCCTACGGCCTCTCGCAGGATCCGACCGGTCTCGTGACCATGTCCGCTCCTGTGGGCATCACCGGTCCCGTGGCCTCGGGCGCGACGACCGTCACCACGGCGACCGCCATCGGTGGCGCGGCTGTCGGCGACTGGATCTACATCCAGGAGAACCTGGACGACCAGATCCACGTCGCCAAGGTCTCGGCCGTGGCCGGCGATGCGCTCACCTTCGCGGGCTACCCGGTCCCGACCGGTCTCAGCTTCACCGCGGGTGCCCGCGTCGGCAAGCTGAACAAGATCAACGCCGATCCGAACAAGGCGAACAACAACTTCGCCGTCCGGATCCTCGGCGTCAGCGTCGATGGTAAGACCCCGATCGTCATGCACTTCCCGAAGGTGCGTGTGACCCGCGGCTTCACCATGGCCTTCTCTTCGGACAACTACTCGAACATGCCGTTCGAGTTCACTCCGATGGTGCCGGTCCCCACGGACCCCGGCTACGACCCGGACTTCCGGGACAAGATGTCGATCTTCACGGTCTAATCGCCGCGAATACTGCGAGGGTAGGGAAAGGCTCCGAGAAATCGGGGCCTTTCCTTTTATCCGCCAACTGCGTACATCTCCTCGATCAATTCTACGGGGTGCCGATGTCGACTTCATCTTCCGCCAAGGACACCGAGAAGGCGGGGCCGCCGCCCTCTCGGATCACCGTCGAGATGCCGGACGGCGACCGCGAGCTGTTCATGAGCTTCGGCCTCCTCAACGAGCTGGCCTCCTTGGTCGGAGGCCCCGAGGCCGTCCCGAACCTGTCCTTCGACGCGCAGATGTCCCGGACCGCGCTCTTCAGCGTGCTCGTGAAGCGGAACAAGCGCGGCACCCCCATCGACTTCGAGGATGACGACGATCCGGTGATCCCCGGCGACCTCTCGCCCGAGACCGCCGAGAAGATCCTCGATTGGGTGGCAGGCCACACGCTGGATTTTTTCGTCCGCCGGTTCGCGAACAGCGTGAAGCTGTTCGGGACGCAGGCGGCTCAGCTAGCGGAAGTCGGATCATCTCTGACTTCTTCTCCGAACTCAGCTGGGAAGACACACTCGTCTTAGTATTCAAACGTGCTCCCAGTCAGCTTTGCAAAGTTTACTGGAAGCACACGCTTGACGATCTACGTCGCATGAGCGGCACGTTCATTCGATACGAGATGGTCAAGGCGATGTCGGCCACAGAAGGTCTGATGTTCGTCGCGGGCAAGATCTTCGGGGAGAAAGAACCCGAGATCCAGGAAGTAAGTTCGGTAGACGAAATGCAGGCGCTGGCCCGAGAGATCAATGGCAGGTGAGAACGAAGTCGACGTCGATATTGGCGTCAGCGCTAACGAACTTGAACTCCAGATCCGTCGTACTTTCGAGTACATGAAAAGCGGTCTGGAGAGTGCTCGGCAGCTCCAGACTACGTTCGAACGCACGGCGCGCAGCGCGCGTGAGCTTCCCGCCGCCATCGCCGAGATGGAGGCGCGGCTCAAGCGCACTCGTGGCACGCCGGCCGCCCTCGGTCTTCCCGAGCAGATCTCGACCAACCGCGACCAGCTGAAGCGCGACGTTGATCTCCTGGAGAAGGAGATCCAGCTCCAGAAGGAGCTGAACCTCGCGCGCCAGGCTGGCCGCCGCGCCGCCGACGCCGCGCCGCTACCCGACGGCCGGACCGTCGGCCAGGCCCGCGCCACCGAGGCCGCGCTGAAGGATGCCATCACCGGCATCAACACGACCGCCGACCAGATCACCGCCCGCCTTTCGCTCGCCACCAAGGCGGCGATGGAGCGGATGCTCAACGCCACGGGCGACGCGATGCGCGCCTCGCTGGCCAATGCCGACCAGCGTGTCCGGTCCCAGATCGCCGCCCAGGCCGTTCCCGGCTACGGCGACGCCCGCGTCACCAACACCATCGTCAGTGCCCAGCGCGCCGTCGCGCTGGCCGGCCGGGGCTCGACCCTGGAGGAGCGGGACGCCAACGCGCGCGAGCGCCGGCAGGCCGAGGAAGAGAACCGGCTGCGCACGCTCGCCGCCAACCGCACCCGGCGCGATGCCGAGCGGGAGAACGCCGAGTTCGATCGCACCCGCCGCGCCGCCGCGCAGAACGAGCGCCGGCAGGCCGAGGAGGAGAACCGGACGGTTGACGCCAACTGGCGGCGCATGCGCGCCCAGGCCGATTGGGACAACCGCAACTTCGACATGCGCCGCCGGGCCTCGGACGCCGAGTACAAGACGGCCGACGCCCGCCTGCGCGCCGAGGCGGCCGACCTGAACCGGGTCCACACCGCCGAGCGTAATCGGCAGCGCCGGGACGCCGAGCGGGAGAACCGCGAGCGCACCCGCGAGGAGGTCGCCCGCCGTACCCCGGAGAATGCCTACCGCGAGATCGCGCGCCGGGAAGCCTTCGGCCGCAACACCGGCCTGGACTACGACCAGTTCCGGCAGCGCATCGTTGATGAGCGCCTGACCGGCGGCCAGCAGGCCCAGATCCTCCGCGAAGCCCGCGGGCAGGTCCAGGCGCAGCGTGCCGCGGAGCGCGGCGCGCGCGGCGACCCGGCCGCCCAGGCGCAGCGTGGCTTCGAGAACCAGAACGCTCGGTTCGGGCTCAACGGCGGCGCCGACCAGTTTGCCTTCCAGGCCCGGCTCGCCGCGAACTACGCGACGTTCGGCCTGATCACGACCGCGATCCAAGGCACCCTGGCCGCGCTGGTCCAGTTCGACGAGGGCCTGAAGCAGTTCCAGGCCATCACCGGCACCACCAACACGGAGATGGAGAAGTTCCGGACCAACCTGCTCGGCGTCGCCGCCGACAGCAAGTTCTCCGTGAACGAGATCACCCAGGTCGCCGTCGCCCTCGGTCAGACCGGCCTCGCCGCTGACGGCGTGGTCAAGGCGCTCCAGCCCGTCATGAACCTGGCCGCCGCCTCGGGCTCGACGCTGCAGGAGGCCGTCGAGGCGATCACCGCGGTGCTCGGCGCCTACAACATGGAGGCCTCGCGCGCGGGCGACGTGGCCGACGTCTTCGTGGCCGCCCTGAACCGGACGAAGCTGACCATGGGTCAGCTGCAACTCGGCATCCAGTACGCCGCCAACATCGCGCGCGACAGCAACGTCTCGTTCTCGGAGCTGACGGCGTCGATCGGCGCCATCGCCCAGGCCGGTGTGCGCTCGGGCTCGACCATCGGCACCGGCATGCGGCAGCTCATCACCGAGCTGTCCTCGCCGACCGAGAAGCTGCGCGGCGTGCTGAAGGAGCTGGGCATCAGCCTGGAGGAAGTGGACCTGCGCACGCAGGGCTTCACGACCGTCCTCACCAACCTCCAGGCCAAGGGCTTCGGCACGTCCGAGGCGCTTCGGTCCCTGGACCTGCGCGCCGCCGCGGCCTTCTCGGCCCTGGCCGGCCAGACCAACAAGATCGCCCTGCTGGAGCAGGAGTTTTTGCTCACCTCGTCGGCCGCCGAGAGCGCCGCCAAGGCGAACGAGAGCTTCAGCGCGTCCTCGCAGCGCTTGATCAACACGCTCTTCGCCCTGGCCGACAAGGGCTTCCGTCCGCTCGTCGAGCTGATGGCGGTCGGCGCCGGCAAGAGCGCCGACCTGCTGAAGGGGCTGACCGACACCGGCAACACCCTGCCGCTCGTCGCCGCCGGCCTCGGCTCGGTCGCGGCGGCGGGCGCCGCCCAAAAGATCACCAACCTGGTCGCCGGCCTGGCCGGCCTCTCGGGCATTGCCGGCGGTGGGCTGTTCGCGACCGGCATGGCGACCGGCGTCCTGCCCGTTGCCGCGACCATCGCGGCCGGCGGCGCGCTGCTCTACTTCTTGTCCCAGGTCCAGAACGAGGCCGATAAGGCGCGCGAGCGCCTCGACCAGCTGAAGGCGGTCGAGAACGACCTGATGGCTCGGCAGCAGTCGATCCAGACCAACGTCGGCGACATCGACAAGCGCCTCCAGACCCTGATGGATCGCCGGGAGCGGTTGAACGCCGACCCCGTGCTGGCCCGGAACGCCGTCATCGACGCGCAGAAGGCCTTCGGCGACCTCGGTCTCGTGATCGAGGGCGGCTCCAACAACATCGACGGGCTGATCGCCGCGCTGCAGAAGCTCCGGGGCGAGATGTCCCAGGAGATGCCACGCATCCTTGAGCAGCAGCTGGAGGGCATCAACCAGCAGATCGCCCAGCTCCAGAAGCTCCAGGAGCTGGAGGCCAAGCGCCGGCAGACCGAGGGCCGCCGGACCACCAATGTCGGCGACGTCGCCCGCGGCGCTGAGCCGGTCTTCAGCGATGGCCGGATGGCCGAGATCGCCCGGCTCGGGCCGGACTTCGCCGAGGTGGCCGGCTACCTGACCGGCGGCTCGCAGGTCAATCCCGAGGACGCCCGCGGCTCGACCGCCGGGCTGACCGGGCGCATCTCTGCGCAGCTCCAGACCCTGCGCTCCGCGCGCAACGACGCCCGGCTCGACACCACCATGTCGCCGGGCGACCGCGCCGCCGTGATCAAGGATCTCGACGCCCGGATCGACACCGTCGAGAAGGTGTTCAAGGACTTCCTCGATCTCGTGGCGCGCGTCGCCAACGAGCAGGCGCTGCGTGTCCGCGCCGAGGTCGTGAACGGTGACATCCAGGCCGCCGCGATCCGCGCCACCCCGCAGTTCGACCAGCTGTCGCGTGACCGGCTCCAGATCCGCGGGCAGCAGGACGCAGCGATCCAGGCCGCCCGGTCCGGCTCGCGCGGCGGCGCGGCCTTCGACGCCATGAAGGCGGCGGCCCACTCGACCGACGACATCGTCAACGCCAAGCTCAAGGAGATCGAGGCGGCCAAGGAAGCGGCCATCGCCGAGGGCAGCACGCGCGAGAACGCCGAGGCCGCCTATCGCGAGCTGACCGACCTCTACCGCGGGATGCTGAAGGGTGCGACCAAGGAGGTCCGGGACCAGTTCGCCGCCGCGGCGCCCGAGATGCGCGGCGTGCTGCAGGCGCAGATCCGTACCGACGAGGCCGCCCTTAGCCTGGTCGCCCGGCAGGCCGCGACCTCGCGTGATGCATCGCGCGTCGCCGAGTACGAGGCCCTGGCCAAGTCCACCCAGGCCGAGATCAACAAGGCGCGCGAGAAGCTCTTCCAGATCGAGCAGGGTCCGAACGCCGACCAGGTGATCGAGAACTCGCCCGAGTTGAAGGAAAAGCGCGAGGAGATCCGTCAGGCCGGCCGGGATAAGCTGGTCGCTCTGGGCGTCACCTACGCCGAGATCCACAAGCGGCTGCAGGATCAGCTGCTCAGCTACCGCGTGGAGGGTGAGACCGAGCGGAAGAACCTGCTCGAAACCCAGATCAAGGGGCTGGAGAAGGTCCGCGACGACGCGAAGTCGACGCCCGAGCAGATGCGCGCCGCGGTGGTCGAGATCAATCGCCTGCTCGGCGAGGTCGCGAACATCGGCAAGGGGATCAACTCGCTCCAGGCCGACCGCGAGGCGCTGAAGGTTCCGCAGGGCGTGATCCCGCCGAGCCCCGCCGTGCTCGCGACTTTCCAGCCTGGCTCTGTGAAGCAGCGCATCGTGGATGAGATGCGCGCGAGCGGCGCCGATGAGCAGCGCATCCGCTACGCCTTGGCGACCGGTCAGATCGAAACCGGCGGCTACGCGCCGGACGTGATCTCGGGTGCCCGGCGCTCGCCGACCGGCGCCACCGGTCTGTTCCAGTTCATGCCCTCCACCTGGGAGAAGATGTACGGGACCAACAAGGTCGACACCGACGTCTCGGCTCAGATCAGGGCGCTCCAGCAGTTCACGAACCGCAATGCTGGCACCTGGCAGTCCAACATGGGCCGGGCGCCGTCGGCGGAAGAGCTGTACCTGATGCACCAGCAGGGCGCGGCCGGCGCGATGTCGCTGGTCCGCTCGGGCTCGGGCTCGGCCTGGGACGCCCTGACCGAGGCGCGCGGTGGCGGCGCCAAGGCGCGGAGCGTCGCGGAGCTGGCGATCACCAAGAACGGTGGTCGGCTGGACATGACCAGCGACGAGTTCGCGAACCTGATCCTCCGGAAATTCCGGAACGCCGAGAACGCGGTCGGCAACCCGTTCGGCACGACCGGCATCGAGGAGGTCAAGCGCCGGCAGCAGACCGCCAACGACCGCACGGCCGAGGAAGAGGACAACCGCAAGGCCGAGAACGCCCGCAAGGCGCGCGAGAGCGAGCGCGCTCGCACCATCGCCGAGTTGAAGGCCCAGGACCGCACGCTCACCGAGACCTACGAGACGCAGGTCGCGCTGGCCAAGCGCGTGCAGGATCCGGCCAACTCGGTCAGCGCCTCGAAGGAGGCGTTCGGCACGCTCGGCCAGCTTTATGCCAACGCCCGCAAGAGCGACGAGAGCGGCCGGTTCGGCCAGAACCCGGACCAGATCGCGGAGACCGATGGCAACACCCGGCGGCGCTTCGGCGAGCTGTACGCGCAGCAGGGCCTCGGCCAGGCCGAGGCCGTCGGCCGGACGGTGCAAAAGCGCTACGCCGACGAGCTGAAGCGCCTGGAGGATCAGCGCAAGGAGCTGGAGCGGCCCGAGAACATCGGCCGCGAGGGCAACACCGAACGCCTGAACATCCTGAACGAGGAGATCAACCAGCTCCAGAAGCGCAACGAGCTGACCGGCACCTACCAGGCCAACCAGGCGAAGATCGTCGCCCTGGAGCAGGCCCTGAAGGAGATGGGCGAGCAGGGGCTCGGCAACGAGCGCGCTGCCCTGTCGCTGAAGGAGCGCATCCGCGACCTCACGGCCGAGCAGAAGGGCTTGGAGGAGAACGCCAACTTCGCCGGCACCCAGGCTCGCACGCAGAAGACCTACGGCGAGGCCTTCACGGGCGCGCGGGACAGCTTCCTGAAGAGCCGGGGCGTCCTCGACATCCGCGGCCAGGTCGTCGAACCGGTCGTCCAGGCGCAGCGCGAGCTGGAGACTGCGCTCAATACGATGGGCGGCGCGTTCGACAGCTTCTTCACCAACCTGTTCAGCGGGACGATGAAGGCCGGCGATGCTCTGAAAAAGTTCGCGACCGACATCCTCGGCGGGCTGATGAGCCAGCTCTCGAAGAGCCTGACCAACGACATCTTCAAGTCGCTGCTCGGCGGTGGCGGCGGCAAGGGTGGCGGTGGTCTGCTCAGCACCATCTTTGGGGAGATGACTGGCTTCAGCTTCTTCTCGGGCGGTCCTGGCATGTACCTCGGCGGCCCGATCCGGATGGCTGGCGGCGGTGCGGTGCCGGGGACCGATGCGGCGCTGCGCGACCGCGACAGCAAGCTCATCCTGGCCCAGCCCGGCGAGTTCCTGCTGCGCAAGTCGGCCGTGGACGCCATCGGCGGCGACACGCTGAGCCAGGTCAACGCCCTCGGCGGGAAGATGGCGGCCCGTGCGCCGGCCATGTCGGTCCCACGCGCCGGCAGCTCGGCCCAGGCCAACGCTTCGGTCTACGTGGTGTCGCCCGACCAGGTGCCGCCGCCCGGCCCGAACGACATCGTCCACTTCGTGGCCGACAACATGAACCGCGGCGGCGCTCTGGCGCAGCTGGTCAAGCAGATCACCGCGAGGGGCTGACGTGCCGCTTCCTGTATTCGACTTCCCCTACCACACGCCGCAGGATGAATATCCGGGCGGGTCGACAGTCAAGTTCGGCCGAGGCTACCGCTTTGCTGCTCGTCCGAATGGTCCGGACGAGATCATCACGCACCTCCACTTCGAGACGATGTTCGTCTACCAGGAGACGGCCGGCGGACCTCCGAACCGGAGCGTCGATGCCTGGCTGAACATCTTCGCGCTGGAGGATTTCTACAAGCAGGTCCGCATGCACGGGCCCTTCACCTACAACCACCACACCTCCGGACTGGTCACGGCACGCTTCAGCAAACCGCTGGTCATGCCGAAGACCAAGAAGGACGAGCCCGGCAAGGTCGGTGGCAAGACCGTCGGCGGCGTGGCATACCGGCTGCACCAGGTCGAGCCGTTCGACATGGAAATTCTCTGGACCCAAGCCTGATGGCCGTTCCCAGTTCACACGTCGACGAGGGCTTGAAGCTCACCGCTGATGGTGAGGTCGAGCTTTGGGAGATCGCGCTCAAGAACATCCCCGGCAACGCCGTCGCCGTGCTGCGCTTTCGCGACGGCCCGATGGGTCAGACGACCTCGTGGAACGGCAAGACCTGGGAGCACTTTGCGGTCAAGCTCAGCGGCTACAAGAAATCGGCCGAGGCCGAGCGCAGCCGCCCGACGCTTCGACTGATGAACCCGCTCGGCGTCTTCAACGCACCGGCTTTCAACCGGCAGTTCGACGGCGCGGTCATCCAGCGCTACATCGTTCTGCGCGATCACCTGGAGCGGAACCTCTTCATCGCCAACAACGAGATCTTCTTCATCGGCCGCGTGAAGGACATCATCGCGGGCCAGTCCATCAGCTTCGAGCTGCGGACCCTGTCCGACGGCCCGGACCAGCTGGTGCCGGCGCGCATGTACATCCCGAGCGAGGGCTTCCCCTTCGTCACCCTCTGAGGAGCCATATCCGATATGCCCAGCCGTCGCCCTCCCTTCGGCCGCATGGTCCGCTACGTCACGCACCGGGCCGAGGTCGTCACCGGCATCGTGACCAGGGTCGACATCGGTGTCGAGAACCGGGTCAACATTCTCCTGTTCCGGGACGGACCGGCCCAGGAACACATCCAGCCCCACGTCGAGGATGTGGACTACGCCCCGGTCGATCCGACCGGCAAGATCGTCGAGAACAGCTGGCACTGGCCTCCCCGTGATTAAATACGACGGACTGATCGGCCGCGAGTTCTCGCATGGCACCGTAGACTGCTACGCTGTCATGCAGGACTTCTTCCGCCTGAACTTCGGGATCGACACACCCAACATCGCCCGGCCGGATGCTTGGTGGGATCCCGATGCCGAGGGCAAGCACCTGAACCTCTACATGGATCACTTCCAGGATTGCGGGTTCTCGCTGTTCAACGGGCACCCGCGCCATCGCCAGCCCGGCGACGTCATCCTCATGGCGATCCGCGCACCCGTGGCCAACCACGGCGCCATCCTGCTGCCGAACGACCAGATCCTGCACCACCTGGTCGGACAGCGCAGCTGCATCGAGACCTACAACCGGCCGCTGTTTCGGGATACGACGGTGGCGGTGCTTCGGCATCCGCAAGTCGACCCCAACCGGTTCATGGAGGAGGTCGAGATCGATGTGCTGACGCTGCTTCCCGATAACATTCGGAAGCAGGTCGAAGAGGCTAGACAGGAACGGCTTGATGTTTGACCCGGCGGTGCTGCAGGAACTCTACGTCGATGATGTAACCGCGCCCGAGCGCTGCGGCTTCATCGTCGACGGTCAGGTCGTCGAGGTGAAGAATATCTGCCACGAACCGGCAGATGGGTTCGATATTTCCGGCGAAGACCTGCTGGCCTACTCTGAAAAGGCAGAGGCTTCTTGGCACACTCATACTGGGACCAACTCCAATCTGACCCAGGATGACCGCACGAGTTTCTTGCATTACCCTTCGCTTCGGCACTATATCATCGGCTCCGATGGCGTGGCCTGCTACGCCGTAGATCAGGGGCAGGTTGTCCGTGCTTCGACGCATTCATCTTCACGGCAACCTGAAGAGCATTCACCCCGAGGTCATCGAGATCCACGCGGAAAGCGTCGCGGAAGCTCTGAAGGCGATCACGCGCCAGCTGCCGGGGTTCGCCGGAAACGCAGTGACCGGGCCGCTGCGGGTGAAGGTGGTCGGGTTCGAAAGCCTCGAAAGTCTGATCGTCCCGAGCAGTCAGCGTGACCTGCACCTCTTCCCGCAGCTGAACGGCGGGAAGAACGGCGGCTTCTTCCAGGTGCTCATTGGCGCCGTCCTGATCGCCGCCTCGTTCCTGCCCATCGTCGGCCAGACCTTCGCTCCGATCCTGCTCAAGGTCGGCATCATGATGGTGCTCGGCGGCCTGCTGCAGATGATCAACACGCCCAAGCGTGACAACAAAGACAGCGTCGAGAAGAAGAGCCACTATCTGGGCTCTCCCAAGAACACTGTCGAGATCGGCACCCGTATTCCGATCCTCTGTGGCGAGGATAAGATCGGCGGCCATTACCTCTCGTTCAACATCGACGCCGTCGATACTGGGGTTGTTTGATGGGGCTCGCGCTCAAGGGCCGGAAGTCGTCGTCTTCGACGAGCCGGAAAGCCACCCGCCACGACGATACGCTGTTCGGTCAGGACACCGTCGAAGCCATCCTCGGCTTGTCCGAGGGCCCGATCCTCGGCCTCAAGGACGGCGCCTCGACCTTCTTCCTGGGCGACGTGCCGCTGCTCGATAAGGGCACGCAGACCCCGAACATCTCCAACTTCGAGCTGCGCGTCCTGCGCGGCACCAACCCGGCTGACACGATCCAGCCGAACCTCGGTGGCATCGCCTCGACGAAGAACGTCGGGCTCGACCTGCGCGTCGCCGATCAGACCATCGTGGTCAACCTCGACAAGACCCAGATCGACTACATCGACCTGCGCTTCGTGGTGCAGCAGCTGTTCGCGGTCTCGCCCGAGGGCGGCGAGTTCCCGTTCGACGTCCAGTTCAAGGTCGAGGTCAAGCCGCGCTCCGCGAGCACCTGGCAGATCCCCTTCAACAACGAGGAGCCCGAGCCGGTTGTTGAGGACAACGGCGGCGGCACCTACCGGCCGAGCACCCGCACGCCCGGCATGGTGGTCAACGACGCCTACCGCGAGACCTACACCCAGTCCGCCCAGCCGGTCGCCGGCAAAGTCGTCGGCGCCATGTGGTTCAACACGGGCACGCCCGAGTGGACCCCGAGCATCTGGAACGGCGCGGCCTGGGCCGCCCCCAGCAACCTCACGCTCGACAGCGACGGCGGCTACCCGGTTTGGCGTTGGATCGATTTCGACGGCGCGATCCGGCAGGCCTGGTACTCGGGCGATGGCCGCGTGCCGCCCCCGGAGAAGATCGCCACCAGCGACTTCCTGCTGACGCCCGCGACCGGCGAGCAGATCTACAGCTACAACGACACGGCCTGGGTCGGCTTCCAGACCTGGAACCAGGTCGCGCCGGCCGCGCCGGGCGTCATGACCATCAGCGGCCTGGCTCGCCAGGCCTACCCGAAGGAGTACCGGATCCCGGTCGCGCGGATCAACGAGCCCTACGACGTGCGGGTGACCCGCATCTCCCCGGTCTCGACCAAGACCGCCTTCCGGAACATCAACTTCGAGAGCGTGCAGGAGGTCATCCGGGGCAGCGTGTCCTTCCCGGACCTGGCCGTCGCCTGGCTGACGATCAAGGCGACCGACACCTTCACCTCGATCCCCGACATGACGGGCATCTACCGGGGTCTCGTGATCCCGGTCCCTTCGAACTACACCTTCGACGAAGCCACCAAGTCCGGCACCTACACCGGGCTCTGGGACGGCTCGTTCAAGATGGCGTACACGAACAACCCCGCGTGGCACGCCTACAACTTCATCATGAACTCCCGCTATGGCAAGAACTCCTACTATCCGGAGGTCGCCGACAAGTGGGATTACTATGAGTTCGGCAAGCACTGCGACAAGTACAAGTTCCGCTTCAACGAGTACATCACCGAGCCGCGCTCGCTCAACGAGCTGATCAACTACATCGTCGGCATCGCCGGCGGTCGGTACATCGATCGCGGCGACGGCTACTCGACTGTTCTGTGGGATGCCGACGACCAGATCGCCCAGGCGATCTTCGCGCCCGAGAACACCGAGGAGGGCGCGTTCACCTACTCGCTGACCGACGTCACCGAGCAGAAGAACGACTTCAAGGTCTCGTTCAAGAACCCCGAGCTGAACTACCGCGAGGACCGCATCCGGGTCTTCGACCAGAACAGCATCGACGTGCAGGGCCGGAACCCCGAGGAGTTCGTGGCGGTCGGTTGCCGCGACCCCGAGGAAGCGGTCAAGCGCGGCCGGCTGCGCCTGGCCACCGCGCTCACCGAGCGCATCATCGTCTCCTTCAAGACGAACCGGATCGGCCGCTACCTGCAGCCGTTCCAGGCGATCCTCGTTGCCGACGACCAGTCCACCAACGTGATCTCGGGTCGCCTGAAGAACCCGGACCCGACACCGGTCGGCGCGAGCCGCCTGCCGCTGCGCGACCAGATCTACCTCGAAGCCGGCATCTCCTACAGCGCCCAGTTCACCATCTCGGATGGGAACGGCGGCGTGAAGGTCGTCTCCTACCCGCTCACCGTGGTCACGCCCGGCCTGCAGAGCGAGCTGGTGCTGAGCCAGGCCGTCGGCGAGGCGCTGCCGGAATACGCGGTGTTCTCGATCGGCACGCCGAAGGCGTTCCGGATCACGAGCATCGATCCGAGCGACGACAATCCCGACATCGTCGACATCACGGCGATCGAGATCAACCGCCTGAAGTGGGCCTTCGTCAACGGCGAGGTCACGCTGCGGGACATCCTCCCGTTCCAGACCGGTGCGCTCTCGAAGTTCGTCTACCCGCCGACCAACGCCAAGATCACGCCCGAGATCTCGACCGACGGGAAGCTCTCGCTGGTCACGACCTGGAACCCGACCGAGACCAAGCTCAACCGCGGCTACCGGGTCTACCAGTCGATCAACGGCGAGCCGATGAACCTGGTCTACGAGGGCGACCAGCTGCTGCACCGGCAGCAGAACCTCGTGGCCGGCACCTACGTCCACTCCATCGTGGCCGTGGGTCTCGACGGCACAACCGAGAGCGCGCCGATCACCGTCCAGTACATCGTGGCCAACGCCGGCTCGATGCGCTCGGTCTTCGCGCCGACGAACCTGCGCCTGGTCGACGAGCCCGAGGCGCCGCTCTTCCACGCCATCGATCCGCGCTTCACCTGGGACGCCTCGGCCGACCCGCTGGTCACCAAGTACCGGGTTGAGGTGCTGAACGCTGCGAGCCAGGTGGTCCACGCCGAGACCATCTCCAACCTGCTGCTCTTCACCTACACCCTGGCCGCCAACCGGGCCGACAACGGCGGCATTCCGCTGCGCCAGTTCACGGTGCGGGTCCGCGCGATCGACATGATCGGCAACCTGTCCGATCCCGCCGTGCTCGTGGTCAGCCACCCGGCGCCGGTCGCCCCGAGCCTGTCCCTGACGGCCACGTCCGAGGTGGTGTTCGTTCGGACCTCCGAGCCGACCGGTGACTGGGCCGGCACGCTCGTCTTCATGGAGAAGGTGCCCGGTTACAACCCGGTCATCACGACCCCGCGCGCCGACCAGCGCTCGACCTGGTTTTCGCTGCCGGCTGAGACCGAGCAGACCTACTATGTCCGCGTCGCCGCCTACGACAGCTACGGCAAGACCGGCCTGAACTACTCGACCGAGGAGGTCATCAAGGCCACCAACCTGCTGTTCGATCCCGAGGCGCCGTCGATCCCCGGCCAGCCGTTCGTGGTCGAGAACGTCATCGACGTCGCCCCGGATGGCACCGCCACGAGCCGGATCACCATCGGCTGGCCGCCCGTGTCTTCGTCGAACCTCGGCTACTACGAGGTCATGCTGGCCGCCGGCAACAATCCGCCCGAGGACCAGTACGTCGGCGGCAACACCACCGAGGGCGATCGGATCACGTTCCGCGGCCTGATGCCGGGGCGCGACTACAGCTTCGCGATCCGCGCCCAGAGCAAGAACGGCTTCGCCATCTCGGAGCGCTCGCCGGTTCTCGTCGTCACCGCGGCGGCCAACACCGTTGCGCCCTCGCTGCCCACCGACTTCACGGTCGAGGCGTCGTTCGAGGGTGCAAACCTCGCCTGGACCAACCCGCCCGAAAAGGATCTGCGCGGGATCGAGGTGTGGGCCGGTGACACGCCCGAGACCACCAGCCGTTTCACGGAAGTGCCCGCCCCCGGCTCGTTCTTCCGCTACCCGATGAGTGGCGCGACCACGAAGTGGTTCTGGCTGCGCGCCATCAACACCTCGGGCACGCCGGGTAACTTCGCCGGCCCGATCTCCGCGACCAGCCCGCTGATCCGCGCCGCCCAGCTGGCCAACGAGATCATCGACGAGACCAAGGTCGCGCAGTCGCTGCTCATCAACCGGCCGGTGGACGTCCTGCCGGCCGCGAAGGCCTCCGAGCAGGTCACCTATCAGGGCAAGCTCTACCGCTGGGACGCCGTCACGAACGCCTACGTGCCGATGGTGCGGGCGCTCGACATCGAGGGCAAGGTCGTCGCCGCCCAGATCGAGACGGTCAACAAGGAGGCCATCGCGGCGGCTCTGGCCGCCTCCGCGATCCAGACCTCGCAGTTGGAAGGCAACCTCGCCGTAACCCGCCTCGCCGGGCAGATCACGGCCGACCAGATCGAGAACCGGGCCCTCACCGCCGCCAAGTTCGCGGAGGGGCTTTCGCCGATCCAGGACGTGGATGCGCTGCCGGACCCGGCGACGTGGACCGGCTCGTCGTTCCTGCGCCTGCGCTCGGACGGCAAGCTCTACCGGCTCAGTGCCGGCGCCTGGACCAAGAACGTCGACATCTCCGACACCGTGGGCACCGTGCCCGAGGACCGCCTGCCGGCCTTCAACGCGGCCAACCTGTATGGCACGCTCGATCAGGCCCGCATCAACTCCATCGCGGCCTCCAAGATCCTGCCGGGCCTGACCGCCGATCAGATTGACAGCATCCACGCGGTGCGGGTCTTCGGGCAGTTGACCGGTGCCACGATCCAGACGTCGCAACTGCTGGGCTCGATCGTCAAGACCCAGATCTCGGACGGGGCGATCTCGACCCCGAAGCTGGAGGCCGGGGCGGTCACCGCCTCCAAGATGACGGTCGCGTCGGCGAACTTCGCCTACAACCCTGACCTGTCGCAGGGCACGCGGGGCTACCGGATCTCCTGGGAGCCCAATATCCCGAATGGGTCGGAGATCCACGTCGAGCCCAACAACTACGCCCCGGACGGCCACAAGGCGCTCGCCATTCGCGCCTTTGGCACACCTCCGAACAACGCCCTGGTGCAGGTCGAGAACTCCTTTGTCAGCCCGGATGGCACCGAGAGCTTCTATCCGATCACTGGCGGCAGAACCTACGAGGTTTCGGCCTGCCTCTCCACACACCGCTGTTCCGGCTACCTCGTTGTGCTCGCGCTCGACGCGAGCAACGCAACGGTCGGGGAGTGGCACTCCAACCATGTCGTGAACGTGCAGGCTGGTCGCGCGACCTATGCCGAGTATCCGAAGGGCAAGGTCGTCGTCACGGTGCCGGCTACCGCCGTGCGCCTGGGTGTGTTCATCCGCCTTGCAGCCCCGACTGCGACGGATCCTTACGTCTTCATGTCGTGCCTGATGATCGCCTCCTCGGTGGCGGGTCGGACGGTGGACGACATCACGCCCTACTCCCCGCCCGGTGTCACGACGATTGAGGGTGGCAACATCCTCACGAACTCGCTGCACGCCACCCGGATCATCGCGGACACCATCACGGCCCGCGAGATCAAGACCGACGCCATCGAGACCCGCCATATCAAGGCTGGCGCCATCGAGACCGTCCACATGGATGCCGGGACGATCAACGCCTCGGTGCTGGTCGGTCTCTCGATCAAGGCCGGGCACATCGACGCTGGCCAGATCACGACCTCGAAGCTGGCGATCCGCTCCAGCAACCTCGCCTACAACCCGGACTTCGCGAACGGTCTGAGCGGGTGGTTTTCGTACTTGGGCAGCTATCCCGGCACCGAACTCGCGGAGTTCGGTATCGACACACAATGGTGCCCGAGCGGCTTCAAGGCCGTACGGATCCGCACCACGCGCACCGGGGCTCTGCCGGGGACGCAGTTCGGTGTCCATCTCGGTGTCATCTCTTCCGACAACGTCTACGACATTTACCCGGCAAAGGCGGGCACCACCTACGAGTTCTCGGCCTTCATGTCGAACCACCGCTGCACGGGGTGGCTCTACGTGGACTACGTGAGCAAGAACGCGGATGGCACACTCAACTACCTCCTGAACAGCATCGGTGTGCTGCCCAATGGTTCGGGCGGCGGCCAGGGCGGAAGCCCTGACACCTACCCCCGGATCAAGCTGATCGCCACGGCGCCGGCCGGGGCGACGCACGCCGTCATCTACTTCATGGGCCGTGATCCGACAGGGCCGGAGCCGCCGTTCATCTTCGTGTCGGGCTTCATGATGGCCGCGTGCCCGGCCGGCACCACGGAGACCAGCCCCTATGTCGCGCCGGGTGTCACCGCCATCGACGGCTCGGGGATCATCACGAACACGTTGCAGGCTGGCAAGATCGTGGCGGGCTCGATCACGACCCGTGAGTTGAACGTCGCCAACATCTTCGCCGACAGCGCGGTCATCACCAACATCAGCTCCCGCGTCCTGATCACCGATGCGATCAAGACCGAC